TCACTTCTGCGCTCCGGTGTCCTGGTGCGTGTAGGCGGTGAGCGCCTGGGCGAGGATGCGCGCGCTGTCCGTGCTGCACCATCCGAGGTCTACGAGGGGCGGCCCATCGGGCCTATCGGGTGCGATGAGGCGTACGGCAGGCAGTGAGGCGCCTGCCGCGCGGGCGGCCGTCCGTATGGCGTCGGCCGGTGACATGGGGCCGCCGTGGGGACGGCTCGCGTAGGCGAGCAGGGCGCCGGCCATGTACCGCGCGGCGAGCATGCCGCACCGGCCAAGGTCGATACTGCCCGGGTGGAGGACCGACGCTCTGAGGCCGTCGAGGGTGACACCGGCGGCGACCGCGGCGGCCCGGATGTCGTCGAGGGCCGCGTCGCGTTGCTCTGTCACCGCTGGACCTCCGCCCATACGGTCTTGCCCTGGGGGCTGACGGTGACGCCCCACCGCGCCGTGACTGCGGCGAGCAGGAACAGGCCGCGCCCGCGGGTGTCCTCCGGGGCGCCCCGGCGGCGGCGAGGGCGGCGCCGGGCATGGTCTGTTACCGCGACGTGTGTGCGCGTCTCGTCCGCGTCGACCGTGACGCGTACCGCGGCTCCCGGATGGGACCCGTAGCGGACGGCGTTGGTCACCAGCTCGCTGACGACCAGGGCGACGGTGTCGAGGTGGTCGGCGGACGCCCCGGGCGCGTCCTCCGCGACGCGCGACCGGGCGTAGCCGCGGGCGATCCGCGGTGACTTCGCGTCCTTGGGCAGCAGCAGGGCGGGAGGGTGACCCGTGGCGGGCTGAGGTCGTTCCCATAGCTGGATCATGCGTCGTCCCCTTCAATCCGGGTGCCGCCTGGCCGGTGCTCCGCTCACGCGTCGAGCGGGGCTGAGCGCGACCGCGCGGGCCGCGAGACGACGGGGCGTCAACTACCTAGCTGCGATCGCCAGTCACACGCGGCGACCGTGCGTAACAGACTGCATGCGAAGCCCACGCTATGCAAGACTTCAATACAGAGTCCCACCCGGCAACGCGCATATTCCTGACGGCCGTTGCACCTTGCGCGTAAGAGGACTCACAGGGTGAAGGACCGGACGAGCGATGGAGGGGTGGACATGGCGACAGGGCCCACGGGGAGCACGGTCCCGCGTCGGAGGCTGGGGCGAAACTTGCGGACGCTGCGCGCACGCGCAGGACTGTCCGTCAGGGCAGCAGCGAACGCGCTGGAGTGGTCCGAGACGAAAATCTGGCGCATCGAAACGGGGCAAAGCCCCCTTCGGGCCCTCGACGTTGAGGCGATGTGCCGGGTCTACGGCGGCGAGCCGGACCTCACCACTGCACTGATGGGACTGGCGCGGGAAACGAAGGCGCGCGGCTGGTGGCACAGCTACGGAGACGTGGTTCCCGTCGGCTTCGACATCTACGCCGGGCTGGAGGAAACAGCGTCCGACATCGCCACCTACGAAAGCGACCTCGTGCCCGGACTGCTCCAGACGGACGGGTACGTGCGTGCGGTCATGTGCACCCATCGGCCCGGCATTTCCGCCGATGACCTGGCCGGTCGAGTCCAGCTACGGATGGAGCGACAGAGAATTCTCACCCGCGCGGCAGATCCGACGGTGCTGCGTGTCGCCCTGTCCGAGGCCGCAGTGCGTCGACAGGTCGGCGGCGCTGAGGTGATGGCCGGCCAACTCGCGCACCTTGTCTATGTGTCGGGGCTGCCCAACGTCTCGGTACGCCTCGTGCCCTTCTCCGCCGGGATGCACTCGGGGGTGATCGCAGGCCCCTTCGTCGTGCTGCGGTTCCCAGCTCGGGGTGACGGAGCCCAGACTGAGCCGCCCACTGTCTACGCTGATGGGTACACGGGGGGTCTCTATCTCGACAAGCTCGCCGAGGTAGAGCAGTACGAGAACGCGTTTGCGGGTATCTGGTCCGCGGCGCTTGATGAGGAGGCGACCCGACGTCTCCTCGCTGACGTGGCAGGGAGCTACAGGTCATGACGACGGCACACGAGTGGGTCAAGTCCTCGTACAGCAACGGGGATATCAACTGCGTTGAGGTGCGGGTAAGCCTGCGTGGCGTGGCCATGCGGGACAGTAAGCAGCGGTCAGGCCCGGTCATTGTCACCACCCGGCGCGGCTGGTCAGCGTTCGTTGCGGGCCTCCGAGACTGACCGGAACGAGAGAACGCCCCCCGCACGGCCAGGCACGGCCGTACGGGGGGCGTTCGTCATGGGCGGGTGGCGATCTGCCACACGGTGAGGATCAGGCCGACCAGGGCGACCAGGGCGGCGACGGACGGCAGTGGCCAACGGCCCCGTTCGAGCGTGTCGAGGCGGGAGTCGGCGCGTTTCTGGCGTTCGGTCTCGCCCCGCTCGACCGTGTCGAGGCGGGAGTCGAGCGCGGCGAGGTGCTGCGTGTGGTCCCTCAGTGCGTCGTCGGTCTGGTCATGCCGCTGGACGAGCAGGGCGAGGGCGCCGTCGGTCCGGGCGAACCCCACCTCGATCGTGCGCCGGACGCGTTCCAGTTCGAGGGCGACGGCGGCCGGGTCGGACGGCGAGGTAGTCACGGCGCGGTGGTCTCCTCGTCGCCGACCAGGCCCAGGCCGACGCGGTCGAGTAGCTGCTCGATGCTGGGGAGGGCCATGACGCGCGCGAGTCCTCCGGCGACGGCGAGGGCCCCCGCCACCCACGGCAGTGAGGCGGGTATCCCGGACGCGCCCACGATCGCGGGCAGGGCGACCGCGAGGGCCACAGTGGTCTGAAGGACGGTGCGGACGGTGCGCTTGTTCTGGGGGGTCATGGTGGTGTCCGTTCGTGAGGGGGTGGCGCCCGCCCCGGTCGGGGCGGGCCCGTGGTGCGCGGTCAGGCGGCGAACAGGCGGCGCCACGTCTCCGGGCCCGGATACCCGTCCGCTTCCGGCCCGGTCCAGCCCTGCGCCCGCTGGAACGCGGCGACGGCGCGCCGGTCGGCGTCCGTCCAGCGCGGCCCGGGACCCTCCGCGTAGTGCCGGCCGTACCCGCGCGCGACCAGCCGTTCGCCGAGTCGGGTGATGTGCGGGTTGCTCTGTCCGGGGCCGAACCGGGCGCGCCCCGGGAACGGCGGCGGCTTCGGCTTCGGTGTGGTCGGCGGCTTCGGCCGGGGCGCGCCCTTCTTCACCCATGCGTACAGCTCGGGCCCCGGGCACAGCGTGGCGTGGCCGTCGCGGTGGCCCCGAATCTCGTCTCCCGCCTTGCCCTCGTCCCGCAGCCACTCGATCGCGTCGCGCAGACCGCCGAGCATCGCGGGCGGCGGCACGGTCAGCCCGGCTTTGCCGAGGAGCGCGAGCACGGCGTAGTGCGCGCTGTTCAGCGCCGCGCTGCCGTTCGCGCCGGTCCGGCGCCCGGGGCCGCGCCCCTCGTACACGTACCCGTGTTCGCAGACGGCAGCGTTGTACGCGATGTCTACGTAGTCCTCGGTGGGGTGCGCGAGGTGGGCGGCCCGGATGCTGCGCACGTAGGCGCTGCACTGGTTGTGAGGGCGGGAGTCGTACGGCGTCCCCAAGTAGTGGATTTTCACGCCGCGTGTGCGGGTGATGCGGGCGGCGGGTGAGGTGGGGGGCAGGCCGTAGGCCGCGCGGCGGACGAGCTGCATGATGCCTCCAGACATGGCGATGCCCCGGGCCAGGCGTGGCTCCGGGGCGGTGGTGGCGGGGTGGTCTACGGACGGGTGAGGACGATGCGCTCGTGCTCGTGGCGGACGAGGCGGGCGGAGTGGGTCTGGCCGGTGCGGGCGTCGAGTCCGGCGGTGAGGACGTCGGCGGCGGCCCAGTAGGCAGGCTCCATCCCGCCGCCGGGGTTTTCGATGCGGACGGGGATGCACCAGGGGTCGTGGATGGTGCCGATTTCGATGGTGTAGCCGGTGATGTTGGCGGCCATGGTGGTCTCCTTGAGTCGGTGGTCAGGTGGCGGCTTCGTACTGGCCGGTGAGTCGGATGCCGTAGCCGGTCGCCCAGGTCCACGGTGTCGTCGCGTCCACCAGCCCGCTGGATGCGTTGGCGGTGTTGTTGTAGTTGCGGCCCGACAGCTCCAGTTCCAGCGTCGTCGTCGTGCCGATGCGCGCCCGGACCGGCATCCGTTCGGCGCCCGACGAGCCCTGGATCTCGCCCATGCCGCTGATCAGTGCAAGGTCGGCGGCGGGCACGGGCAGGCTGACGCGCCAGTTGTCGGAGCTGCCGCCGCCCCCGAAGTTGGTCGTGCTCCCGAAGCCGATCTCCAGCCTGTACCAGACGACGTGCGCGGACTGGGCGAACAGCGCCGTCACGACCGCGTTGCCGAACGACGGGGTGCTCGCTCCGCTCGACGTCGTCCACACCGGCGTCCAGCTCGACCATGTCGGGGAGATGGAGCGGAGCCGGTCGGCGGTGATCCGCATTCCGGGTTGCCAGGGTTCGTACGGCACGGGCGTTCTCCTCTACAGAGCGGTGAAGCTGGGGGTTGCGAGCCGCACATCGGCCCCCGCGGGCAGCGTTTTGACGATGCCGTTGGCGGAGCGCTGCACCGTCCAGGTCTGCGGGCTGGCGGTGCCGGTGACAGCGAGGACGGTGACGACTTCTCCCGCGATCCGCACATCGAAAGGGAACTCGGCGGGTTTCGCGGCCGAGGTGACCCACAGCGGCCCGTCGGTGACGGCGACGGACAGGGTGGTGGCGGTCGCGGTCGCCGCGGTGGCGAGTCGGCTGCCGTCGGTGTCGACGCGGCCGGTGACCGGATGGTCGGCCGTGCCGACCTGCCAGGGACCGGCCGGGGAGCACACGAGGTCGACCTCCCAGGTGCGGACGCCGATCCTCTCCGTGTAGCCCTCGACGAGGAGATCCAGGGGGCCCGGGGGGAGCCAGTCCGGCAGGTCCGTGATCCGGATCAGGTCGCCCTCGGACACGGCGAGGACATCCCGGATCAGATGGGGTGTGCGGTGCAGCCGGAGCCGCACCACCGGATATCTGGCCTCGTCCCACGTGCCCAGATGAAGCCGCCAGAACGCGATCGGTTCGGTCTGGTCGTCGGTGTGCACGTTGAGTTCGACGCTTTCGTCGTACCGGCCGACCCCGGCCGGGGGTGCCTGTACCGACAGCGGTCCGTCCTCCAGGACAGCCCGCGCCGCGCTCCCTCCCGCCCGGCTGACAGTGATGTCGTTGCGGACCGCCTGGTCGTCGTCGACAGGTTCGAGCGGGGGTGCCAGGTCGCCGTAGGACAGGGTGAGCGCGGGGTCCTGGCTGTACATGGCTTCCCGGCTGCGGTAGCGCAGTGCGAGGGTTTCGCGGTCCTCGATGAGGATGCCGCCGTCCGCGGCTTCACAGCTCTCCAGGAGGCCGAGGAGTGTTTCGGGCCGCTGTGCGCCCATCGCGGTGCTGGGCGCGTTGCTGGTCACGGTGACCGGGAGCTTTTCCTCGTCGGCCAGGCGGCGGATGCGGGCCCCTGCGGACTCGCCGAGGAATCCGTGGTCGGCGTAGTTGTAGGCGGCCGGGTTGTCGTGGTCGAAGACGGCCAGGTGCCCGACCGGCATGGTCCCGGCGAACGAACCGCCCTGGTAGACGGTGTTGATCTGGGTGACACGGCCGAGGGCGGCATTGCTGACGGTGATGGTGAAGCTGTGGCTGTCGCTGCCGTCAGCGGCGCCGCCGATCGGGATCCACCGCACGAAGACGAGAAAATTAGCGCCTTCCTGCCGGGCGTACATCTGTATCCGGCTCCACTGTCCGGCCACGCCAGTAGCCAAATAGCTGGCCAGTAGGGTGACCGATGAGGAGTCGTCGCCCGGAGTGATGCCGTAGAGACGGAGGTTGAGGCTGCTGACGGTGATCCGCAGCCGCGGGTACACGCGGGACGCGGTGACAACCTCCAGCAACGTCGACTCGGACGGGGGCAGCGCGGAGAGGCGGTAGACCATCTCCACGTGCCAGGACTGCGTCCACACCCGGGGGGCGGGGATACGGCCGCGGAGGGACCGCCCGACCTTCGGCAGCGGCAGCGATCCGGCGAGGGTGTCGTCGGCGGCCCACTCCGCACCCGGCACGCTGAGCGGTCCGACCCGGGACACGGGGCTGTATGCCTGCTCCGCGCCCGCCTCCTCCTCCATGGGCCAGTAGGCCAGCAACCCGCCCCATGAGCCCACCCGGCGCCGCAAGGTGGAGTCGATCGCCTTGTCGCCCTGCCCGAGGCGGCGCAGGATGCCGGACGCCGATCCGGCCACGGTGATGACGGCACCTGACGGGCTCCAGGACGCGGGCCAGTCGCTGTACTCGCCGACGAACCGGGTCTGCCGGTCGGTGATCTCGGCTGCCCCGGACAGGGACCACGGTCGGCCGGATGCGTCGGTGAAGGCGGTCGTCCCGGCGGGCTGGATGGTGAAATCGGGGCTGGCGACGATGGGGCCGTTGATCCCGGCCCGGACCTCGAACCGGCGGGCGCGGGCCATGAGGGGGTAGCGGGACGGGGCATACGTCGGGTCCACCAGACCCACGGTGAGCGGTGCGGTCCCGGAGTGTATGGAAGTGGCGCCGGACAGGGTCACGTCGGGCGCGAACTTCTCCCAGGGGCCGTCCAGAGTCGGCGCCCAGTAGAAGGCGCCCGTCCTCGTCCCGGCGGGCGCGTTGACGTCGAGGGTGACCCGCAGCGCCGCCCGCCGGGGCAGCGCGGGCAGTGGACGGGCCTGAAAGTGCGTGCCAGCGCTCAGCCCGTTGATCGAGTGGACCAGGTAGAGCATCCCCGACTCAAGCCGGAGCATCCACGAGCGCTGAGAGGTCAGGCTGCCCCACTTCGCGATGAGGATTTGCGGTCCTGTGCGGTACCAGTCGGCCTCGACCTCGGCGCGGACGTCCAGGTCGCCGACGATGTCCAGGGGCGGCGCGTCGGGAGTGAAGGCGTGGGTGGCCGCGCCGTCGCCGAGGAGGAGGTACGACTCGTACCCCGGGACCGACACCCGTACCGGCGTGTTCCGGCCGATCAGCCCGAACAGCGGCGACCGCGGGTTCCGTGGGCTGTACTTGCCTCCCTCACTGTTCAGGCGCAGCGAGCACGTCGCCGGGTCCGCGCGGGCGGCACGGTCCTGCCGCCCGCGCGTATGCGTGATGATGTCGGCGAGCCGCACATCCCCCGTGATGTCCGTCCACACGCCCCCGATCTGGAGTTCTATCCGGGTGCCGAGCGGGTCTTCCGGAAACGCCACCGCGCCCCCTCCTTACCTGTTGCCGAACGCTGTCTGGACCGACCCGCGGCCGTCGGTCTGCACGATCGTGCGAATCAGCCGCTTCATGACCTCCGGCCCCGACACCTCGATCCGGACCGTGTGCACCCCCGCACCCCGACCGGCCGCCCCGGCAGCGGGACCGCTGCCCGGAGCCCGGACAGCGCCCGGCGCCGGGGTCGACACCAGGCCCTGCATCGTCCGGTCCACAGCCGACCGGCCGCCCTCGATGCCCGCCACCAGACCGGACGGGATGTGCGCGCCGATCGCCGCCATCACCCGCGAGGGCGACTTGATACCCAGCGCCGACCGGATCGCCTTCGACATGCCCCGCGCGATGGCGAGCATCTGCCGCTCGATCGCCTTGTCCTGCGCCTTCAGCCCCTCCACCAGACCGCGCGCCGCCTGAATCCCGGCGCCGTACATCGCATCCCCGGCGGTGGTCCCCGCGCGGGCAGCGGCCCCAGCCAAGCGGCGTTGCTGCTCGTTGATCTGCCGGATCTGCTGCCCGTTGGCGTTGGCCATCGCGGACGCGGCACCCGATCCCTGCTCCACCCCGGCCCGCGCGATCTGCTCGATCAGATCCGCGCGGATGCCCTTCCTCCGGAGCGTCGCGAGATTCTTCTCGAACTTCTCGGCGGCTGCCGTGTCCTCCATGAGGCGGGCGAGGATCGACTCCGCGGTGACCGGGCCTTCGCCCTCCTGCGCGGTGATGTTGGCGCTGTTCAGGACTCCGTTCTTGACGTCGGCAACGACCTGGTTGCGGGCCTTGACCATGTCCGCGAGCCGCTTCGAAGCGACCTTCAGCCGGGCGGCGACCTTCACCTCCAGATCCGCGAGCTGCACCAAGGCGGCGGACTCGTTGCTGATCGTCCGCAGCGCCCGGGACCGCTTCCGGCCCGGCTTGATGTTGTCCCGGACGATGTCCGCGAGCCGCCGGGCCGCCGACCGCACCTGCTTGCTGGACCCGGTGAGTCCGTCGACCAGACCCAGCGCGATCCACCGGCCTTGCGCCCGGGTGACCTTGGACGGTGATGCGATGCCGAGGGCCTTCGCGATCGGCGCCGGAATCATGGTCCTCGCCCAGGAGACCAACTTGTCTCGGATCCACCCACCCATGGACTTGATGCCGTTCCACAGTCCGGTGACCACATCGCGGCCCGCGGACAACAGGAGACCGCCCAGCGAGCCGACGGCCGCGGCGGTCCGCCCCGGCAGACCCTTGATCCACCCGAGGAAACTGGAGACCTTCGCCGACGCACCCGAGCGGAACCGGGTGAACGACGTGGTGGCGGAGCGGTGAAGCGTCGAACCCAGCCCCGACAGCGCCGACCCGATCCGCCCCGGAACGCCCCTCACCCACGCGGTGAGCTCGGTCCACTTGCGGATCGCCGCATCCTTCGACGCACCGAACCAGTCCGCGAACCGGCCGGGCAGCTCGCCCAGCCACGCGATCGCGCCCTTGATCCAGTCGATCGTCCCGAGCACCGCCGCCTTGATACCCGCCCACACCGCCTGGACGATCCGGCGAAACGTTTCGCTGCGCTGGTAGGCGATGACAACGACCGCGATCAGGCCGACGATCAGCGCGATCGCCAGGCCGATCGGGTTCGCGGCCATCACCGCGTTCCACAGCAGCTGAGCCGCGGCCCACGCACGGGTCGCCGCGCCCGCCACCCACATCGCAGCGCCGTAGACCTTCACCCCGAGCGCGATGACCGCGATCCCGGTGCCGATCGCGGCGAGGACACCGGGCGGCATGAGGTTGATGAACTGAGCGATCCAGTAAGCGATCTGCGCCGTGATCCCGATCAGCGGGGACAACGCGAGGAACAGTTGCCACGCCGCAGAGCCGAGTGTGCCGAGGACACCGCCGCCCTCGCGCGCCATGTCCAGAAACCGGGCGAACCCCTGGCTGTCCTTCAGGCCGCCCGCCCACTTCGCGAACGCGCCGGTCATCTCGACCAGGCCACCCGTCGCGCCCTTCGACGCGGGCAGGAACGCCTGCATCAGACCGCCGAACCCGACCGCCAGATTCTTGACGACGGTGAGGAAATCCTTCAGCGCCGGGCCCGCAGCGCCAGACATGTCCGCCGCCCACTCCTTGAACCCCGCGGACTTGACGCCCTTACCGACGTCGTCAAGGAACCCTCCCAGCGCCTTCGCCGCAGCCTTGACGAACGGCGTCAGCGTCGGCAGCAGATCCCGCAGGATCTGGATGCCCTTCGTATAGACGGGCATCGTCGTCCCTGACATGGACTCCGACCACGCCTCGTGGTCGGACTTCAGCCCCGCCAGGGCCCGCGCGGTCTCCCGCGTGGCAGGCGGAAGGCCCTTCATCTGCTGCTCGTATGCGGCGTCCGCGTCCGTCGCGGCCTTCGCCGCCGACTCCGCCTCGCGCAGCGCGGACTCGTACTCCGAGCCGCCCGCCGCCGCAAGTTTCTGGGCCTGGGCCTTCTTGAGCGTCGCCTTCTCGTGCGCCGACTCCGCAGCCTCGGCGGCCTTCGACGCCTCGGCTACGTCCTCCATCTGCGGCTTCGCCGCGAGCTGGAACGCCTTGACCGCCAGCCCCGCCGCCGCGGCGCCCGCAGCCAGGCCCCCGAGCGCCGTCGTGACTGCGGCGACCGCAGGGACGCCTACCCCGATCGCGGCGACCGCAGGTCCCACCGTGCGCAGTGCGGCGACCGCCTCGCGCGCCCCCTGGCCGATCCGGTGGCTGAGGCTGTCGCCCATCGCCTCCGTGTCGGTGACGAACCGGCCGTTGAGGTCGCGGAGACGGCTTTCGCTGTCGCGGGTCAGCCCGCGCATCGCCAGCCCGGCGGCATCGAGGGAACTGACGAAACCGGACTCGTCGGCGCGCAGGCCAGCTACGAGTTCGCCCAAGTTGAGGGCCACCGCGCATCACCCCCTTCGGACTCAGGTCAGGGGCGCGGGCGCGCTCTGTTCAGTTGTGCCGTGCTGGTTCAGGTGGTGCGAAGTGCCTGTTCAGGCGGGTGTCGGAACTGAGCAGGCCGAAGATCCGGAGACGCATCCAACGCCAGGACCGCTCCCGGAGCAGTCCCGGCACCCCGACGTCGATCCCGTACGTCTCATGCAGATCGGCCTCAATCAGCGGCCATTGCGCCAGCAGCGCCGCCCAGGTCAGATCGTCCCGGCCTGCGGGCCGCTCCCGGTAGCCGGGCGGCCTTTCGTACCATTCGTGGAGCCCCGTGTCCGGGTCGACTTCGCCGCGGCCGATCCACTCTTCTGGGCCTTCTTGCGGCGCGTCTCCCGGTTCGGGGCCAGGCGAGAAGGGTCCCCGGCCGCCGCCCAGTACGTCATTGCGGCGTCCGCCCCGGCAGTGATCCAGAACATTGCGGTCAGCCCAGCGTGGCGGAGCCAGGCCCAGTCAACGCCGTCGGCGAGCAGGTCGTCGTACACGGGGCCCAGACAGAGCCGGATGAGATCCGTCTCCTCGTCGTCGTCGAGGAGGTCGGTGTCGACCGCCTCGCCGCCGTCGACCAGCCGCGCGGCCATGGTCGTGATGCGCTGGATCTTCAGGCCGTCTTCGGCGGACGGTGACGGGATCTTGTACGTCTTGCCCTTGACCGGCAGTTCGAGCGCGTCGTCGAACAGCTCTTCCAGGGCCTCGAACTTCAGGGCGCTCATGGCGTCACCGCCGGATTCGTGATCTGCACCAGCGGACCCGTACCGGTCAACGTGACCTGTACCTGATCCAGCGCCGTGGACTCGCCGCCCTGCGGCTCCCACGTGACCAGCGCCGTTCCCTGGTACGCCTCCGGCAGGCCCGTACGGTCGTAGAACCTGACACCGACCTCGGAGTTCGCGCCGTATGCGAGCATCGCCGCGCGCAGCCGCTCGTGGACCGCGTTGTAGGCGGTGGAGTCCGCAGAAACCTTCCGGTTGAAGGTCGCCTCCACCTGCCACTCTTGGCCCGTTTTGGTGTTCTCGGCCCAGCCGTCGCTGTCGTACGACGTGCTGCTTTCGATGTTCGGGGGGAACGTCGGCTGAAACTCGGTGATCGCCGGGCAGACCTTCCAGTCCGGGGTCAGCTCGCTGCCCATGTTGACATCGAGTCGCCACCGGCGCGCGAGCGCGGTGACTGGGGTGACTGGGGTGGGCGTCGACATGACGCAGTCCTCCTACTCGTACAGATGGGGTGAGGGGCGCGTTGCGCGCGCGTAGTAGTTGGCGGATATCTCCTGGCGGCCGTGGACGTCCTGGCCCATGAGGGCCTGCGACTGGCGCCAGATCACCGCCACATGAACACCGCCCAGGACTTCGCCCTGGCGGTTGTGGAGCAGGTCACGGATGCCGTCGGCGAGGTCGTCGAGCTGGCGGGGGTCCCGGCCGGACCGCATCCGGATCTGGATACCGGTGGTGACGTCCGTGAGGCCGGTGTCCTCCACCGGGTACGCGGTCAGGCACACGGCGCCGTCGGGCTCGTCCGGCATGACCGTGAACGTGACGATGATGGTGTCGGCCTCGGTGTAGATGCCGTCCGGCCGGTAGACGGCGAGCCCCGCGTCCGCGATCAGCGCGGCGAGACCGCCCAGGAGTGCGGTGGTGTACCCCACGGGCTCACCTCCAGACACGTAGGCGGGTGGCCGGTGGGGGGGCGGGGGGTCAGCCGCGGAGCCAACGCCGCAGGGGTACCGCCATGAGCCGGAGCATGACCTCACGCTCGGAGTTCATGGGCTGTTCCAGGAACTTCGCCTGACGGCCCGGCGCGTGCTTCCAGGTGATCTCTTCGTGCTGCCGGACCGCATACATCGTGTCGAAACTGATGGCCCCGATCAGGCCGTCGACCTCGGCGCGACCGCTCCGTTCGAGGGTCCCTTCCTCCAGCGGCACTAGTCGCCGGGCCTCCCCGAGGGTGTGCTCCAGCGCCCGTTGCAGCCCCTCGGACGTGAGACGCCGGCCGCGTGAGGACCACAGGCGCCGCCCGTGCCACGACATCCGCGCGTACTGGGGGCTCACTGGAGGTGCACCTCCAGATGGCCGGGTACGGGCAGGCTGCCAGCCCCGCGCCGGTACGCGCCGATCACCGTGGTCCGGCGGCCGGACGGCAGCACTATCCGGGACTTCGCCGGGCACACCGTGTCCAGCCGGGCGTACACCGTGCTGCTGGAAGTGACCTGATCGCCCGCCGGGGCCCGAACAAGACGGGTCTGCTCGTCCACCAAACACCGGACAGGGCCCGGCGGGCCGTACGCGGGACCTGCCGGACCGACCCCGAGGTACGGCTCGACCGTGACGCTGTGCGGCAGTAGCCACGTGGGTACGGCGGTCACCAGATCACCCCCGGCAGTAGTCCGGCCCGGGTCAGCGCCCGGTGCGCCCGGTCCCCGAGATCCACGTCACCGGGCGCGCGCGGCCCGTCCCGGCGGCGCGACATGGACACGGAGCCGATGGACACGGCATCCCACCTGTCGGCGGCGCCGGTGCCGTCGTCCCCTGCGGCGAGCTGGTACTCGACCTGTGCGCACGTCGCGTCGGCGAGGGCCTGCACGACGGTGAGGTTCGTGGGCATGCCGAGTGCGTCGGTCGCGTACACGGCGGTGCGCAGTGCGTCGTCGATGTCCTCCGACGCGCGGGCGAGCATGCGGTCGGCGCCCGGCGGCGGGGGCTGACCGGTCCATGCGGTCAGCTGCTCGGGGGTGGCGTAGACCCGGCCCACGACGGATCACCCCCGTACTGCTCTATCAGCGCGTCTTTGGTCATGGCCTCGTGGTCGCCCGGGTCCTGGCGGTCGGCGTAGGCCACCCACTCGGCCTTGAGTGCGGACCGGGCCGGACGCTCGGTTCCGTCCGGTCCGGTCCCGTCGCCCGACGGCGGCGGGTGCTGCGCCTCGTCGGTCTCGGGCTGGCGGTGGTAGCGGCGCAGTAGCACGGCGCCCCCTTCCTGATCAGGTGGTGGCGAGTGTGCCGACGGACACGCCGCGGTCGTTGAGGCGCTTGACGGCGTAGTGCAGGGTCGTGGTGATGACGGTGGACCGGGCGAGGATGTCGCGGTCGTCCTCCACCAGCGGTCGCCTCTTGTACAGCAGACCGAGTGCGCCGGTCTTCATCAGCAGGAACTTGCCCGCGGCGACCCGGTTCGTGACGAACACGGAGACACCGCCGATGCGGCCGATGCTGCCCGTCACGACCGCAGACTCGCCGGTCCCGAGCTTGGACGCGTCGACGAACTGCGGGTCGGCCATGGCCTCCCCGAGCTGCACGCTGTTGATGTACAGCCCCGCGAAGTCCTCCGGCTCCCACTCGTCGCCGAAGGTCCCGATGGCGGGCACCATGGCGTCCAGCCACGTGAAACGGACCTTTCCAGCGGCGGTGGTGAAACGGAGCGGCTGGCCTCCGCCCTGCGAGGTCTCGTCGGCCTGCGCCTGCGCGATCAGCGCGGCGTCGACGTTGCGGGCGGCGAGAACACCGAACTGTCGACGCGCCTCCGCCTCGGGGTCACCAAGGCCGACAAGCCTCGACTTGTCGGTGATCTCGACGGCCTTGCCGACCTCCTTGATGACGGCGGTCGAGTCGTCCGTGGTCATCTGCGTCGGAACCATCGCGACGGTCTCGGACAGCGTGTCCAGCTCCCCGAGCGCGCCCCACTTGGGGAAGTGCACGCGCTCACCGGGGGCACCCTCAAGGGTGTTGTCCTCCATCACGGCGGACGACCCGGCGACGCGGACCGCCCCCAGGAACGCGGCCTGCGCCATATCGCCCCACACTTCGGGAACGATCATCTGTGCGGATGTGGTCTGGGCCATTGCGGCTCCTCACTCTCTCCGGCCTCGGCCGGGCGTGGGGCCCGGCGGGGTGCCGGGCGGGTTCACGACCCGGCGAGTCGCCGGTACGTGTCGGGGTCGGACTGGTGCAGTGCCACGCGGTCCGGGTAGGACATGGCGGCGAACTGGGCGGCGGTCAGCGGCGCGGTGCCGGTCGCGCCGAAGTCGGCGCCCCCGCGCGCGGCGCCGGACGTGGCGGCGAGTCGTGGGTTGGCCTGCACGGCGGCGGTGATCGCGGCGGCGACGGCGGCCGGGTCGGACGGGTCGACCTGCGCGAGGGCGGTCATGGCGGCCTGCGAGTCGAGCAGGGCGGCCACGTCGGCGCCCGCTGCGGGGGCGGCGGCGATGACGGCGGTCTGCACGGCGAGCTGTCGCGACGCACCCTGAGCGGCGGTCACGGCGGTCTGCGCCCATCGGGGCAGGCGCGACACGTCGCCCTCGGGCGGGTCGGCCGGTGCGGGGGCGGGCGGCTGCGGCGCGGGTGGGGCCTGCGGGGGCTGGCCCTGCTCGGCGGCTTGCGCGCGCGTGCGGTATCCGGCGGCCTCCGCCCTGGTGGACTGGATGAGCGACTGCGCCCACGGGGGGAGGCTGGCCACGTCCTGTGCGTCCGTCGGGGACGGTGCGGTGGCAGGCGTGGGCGGGGTCGGGGGTGCGGCCGGAACGGCGGGCGCGGGTGCGGTCGGGGCACTCGGCGCGGTCGGTGCCGGTGCGGCGGGAGCGGTCGGGGTGGGGGTCGACATGAGCCCTCCTGGAGCTGTAGTCAAGGGCGGCGGCGCGCGCCTGGCGCACCGCGTACGGACATGCGAAGAGGGGCCCCGCGCCTGGCGGGACCCCTCCGGGGTGGTGCTGTCAGTGGTGTGTGCTACTCGTCCGGCGCGGTGTCGGCGACCGGGCGGGACTCCGCGTACCCGCGTATCCACGCGGTCCGCAGCACGGACGACCGTGGGTGCGGGCAGGCGGTAGGCGGGTCGCCCCGCGTCCCGGCTTCACGGCCGGACAGGATCGCAGCGACGATGTCCTCACGCGTACCCACGTCATCACCTCTTGTTCTGGTGGTCGGACTCGTTCTTGCGGGCGCCGGCCGCCCATCGCTGGGCCTGCCCGGTGGCCTGCTCGATGAACTCGGCCTGAGTCAACCTGCCGTGCTCGGTCCACCACTCTTTCAGCTCGTCGGACGCGCGCGCGTGCGCGATGCGTGCTGGGCCGGAGAACAGCGTCACCGGCGAGATACCGGCCGCCTGCGCTTTCTTGCTGAGCAGGTGGCCTCTGAGGTCGTCCTCGGCGGCGAGGTACTGGCGGTAGACGTACTCGTCGTACAGGGCGCGCGCTTCACGGCGGGTGATGGTGTGCCGCTCGTCGGCGGGCCCGCCCTCCTCTTCCTGTGCGGCGGCGAGGGCGGCGGCCTCGGCGGCGAACGTGTCGTCGTCGGCGAGGGCACCCCATCCGGTCGGGTCGTGTGCGGGGTCGAGGGCGGCGGCGAGGGCGTCGCGGTCGGCGAGCATGTCGGCAACCGGGTCGCCGGTGTCCGCCAGGGGCGGCATGGCGGCGGCGTCGCGCCGGTCCATCTCGGCGGCGATCCGCAACAGCTCGCTGTTCGTGGCGTACTGCATGGCCCATGCGAGGTGGTCGTCGCCCACGGCGGTGAGGTCGGCGAGCAGTTGTCCGCCGGGGAACAGGCGGGCGAGCAGATCCCGCCGGTTCGCCTCGGCGGCGAGCAGGGCGAGGGCGGCCGGGTCGGCGCCGCGGGCGCGTGCGGCGAGGTCGTGGTCGGACAGGCCCACCAGATCCGCGGACACGCCCGGCAGGCGGGTGGCGAGGTCGCGCCGGTCCATCTCCGCCATGACGCGCAGCGCGTCGCCGTCGTCGAGGTGCGGGAACGCGCGGGCTAGCTCGTGATCGCTGAACGCGATGAGGTCGTCGGCGAGGGTGCCGCCGGGGCGGATGCGGGCGAGCAGGTCGTCGAGGTCGCGCCGGTCGGCCTCGGCGGCGATCCGGGCGCGCGCCTGGTCGTCGAGGAGACGTGACCCCTCGGCGGCGGCGAGCTGGTCGTCGCTCATCTCGCGTACGGACGCGTCGTCGCCGGACCATACGCGGGCGGCGTCGACCTGCGGCGCGGTCGCCTCCGTCCGCTCCTCGGGCTCGTTGGATGCGCCGGGCTGCTCACGGTGCCGCAGTCGCCGCAGGTCGGGGTGCGCAGCGAGGTGGTCGCGCATCGCCCCTTGCCACTGGCGGACCTTGGCCCGTGCCGCGCGCTGGGCCTCCGGGGTGGTGGCGGCGGCGAGGTGGCATTTGTGCCGCCGGATGTGTCGTTCGATCTCGCGCTGTCGCTGTCCTGCCTCGTATCCGGCGGGGTCCGGCCGGGCGTCGCCCACGGTCGTCACACCGGGCGTGTACGCGGACACGGAGTGACGGCAGTTGGGGTGCTGAAGTCCGGCGCGGCGCGCCTCATCAAGGCTTCCGGCGATCCGTACGGGGATCATCCGGCCGTCCTCGATCGCGTGCTCGACCTCGACCGTGCGCGCCCCGTACGGGCCGCCGATCGTCAGTACGCGGCGCTCCCAACGGCGGCACAGCGGGCACTCGCGAGGGCTGTCGGAGACGATCACCAGGTCGATGCCATACGAGGTCAGGGTCCGCATGTGGGCCTCGGTGGCGGCCCGGCCCACGCTGGTACGTACGGCCATCTCCGCGTACGAGGTGAGGGACCAGGCTCGTCCCGCCCGGTCCGTGAACGCCTTGATGCCCCGGTCGGCGAACCTGCGCATGGCGTCCTGTGTGGCCTGGCGGCGGGTGCCGGTGCCGAGCAGCGTGGTCGCGGTGACCTCGGCGACGACGGCCCGGAAACCGTCGACGACGGCCCGCAGGATGCCCCGGTGCGTCGCGGTGACGACGTCGACGGTCTCGGCGGCGAGCCGGTCGACTGCCTGCGTCTGCGGGATCACCTCGTCGGCCAGGGCGCGGCCCTCGTCCGACAGGGCACCCAGCTCGGCGACCGCGGCGCGGTGCCCGGCGTTGTACGCGTCGGCGACCACATCGAACACCTCAAGCTCGGCGGCGCGCGACAGCTCGTCGACGACGGCCTGAGAGGCCCGGCGTACCGACTGCACGGCGGCGAGCTTCCGCTCGGCCCACGCTGGGGCGTCGAGGTCGGCGGCCAGGGCGCGGGCGATGATGCCCAACAGCCGCTCCTCGGCCTGCGCGTACAGGTCGCGCGTTCCTGCGGCGAGGTCTTCGACCATGCCCGGGTGGATCGGCATCCGAACCCCCGTCCCCGCGCGCGCTGAGCTGGGCGTGTCCACACAGGCGGTGCACAAGTGGAGGGTGTTCGAGCCTGAGTGGTCGGATGCCCTCGACGCTGCGCTGATCGCGGGACGCGATCCGGCTGTCGGGCACGGTACCCAGCACGGATACAAGGTGCCCTGAGTGCCGTGCGGCGAAAGCCGCCCACCGGTAGGCGGCCTACAGCGGGAAGTTCCCGACGGGGTCGGGTGCGGCGGCGCCGGTCTCGGCGAGGATCAGCGCGGCCTCGGCTGCGACGGCCTTGTCGTCCCACTCCGGGTTGAGGATCTTGACCTTGGTCGCGGTCGAGACGGCCCCCGCGCGGGCGAGCAGGTCGAGCGTCGTGGCGGTCTGCTGTTCGGACTCGGCGACCCCGTCCCCGAACTCCACGCGGGGCCGCTCGGGCGTGATCCTGCTGGCGAACAGGACCGCGTCGAGCTGGAGCATGACGTGTGTCATGTCGGCGGTCGGATGCTTCCAGTACCCGGCTTTCTTGCGCCGTGTGACCATGCTGCGGGCGTCCCGGCTGTCGACCTCGGTGGCGGTGACGGGCTGTCCCTCGCTGTCGAGACCGAAGCTCTGCGGCGAGTATCCGGCGGACTGGGCGGACTGGCGCACGATGGCCTCTGCCGTCCGCGCATGTTCCTCCACCCTGATCTTGAACTGAGACAGGGTGATGCCCGTGGTGCCGTCCGTGGGCGAGATTTTCAAGCTCTGGAAGACCTCGCGGTCCTCGTCGAACGCGGCCCCGTTCCCGGGGCCGCCGTCGCGGAGGTACCCGTCCGGGACGATCAGGCGGGCGCGGGCGAGTCGGATATCGCGCATCCACGATGTCCAGACCTCGTCGAGCGCGTCGAACTGATCGTAGAGAGGCGCGGCGTAGTCCGACCTCCCGAGCGGCGATGTGCGGTGCAACCGGTTCGGCAACATGTTCGGCACGTAGGCGGCGGTGAGGTCGCGGATGCCGGTGGCGATGCTGTCGCCGTCGGTGTCGAGGGTGGGAGCGATGTCGGCCGTGTCGGGGTGCTCGGTGAGCGGCACCCGCCGGCCGGTGTTGGTCGGGGTGCCCTGGTACAGGGCGTGCACGATGCGGCCCGGCTCGTGACGCTCGAAATGACGCCACACCTGCGACGGCGTCGAGTTGGTCAGCTCACGCCAGAACGTCACGGCGCGCAGCATGCCGAACCGCCACTCGGGGATCGCGTGATCGGGCTGCATGACGGTGAGCAGGGGGCGCGGTGCGAGGTCGCGGTCCCACGTGACCCGCAGGAACGTGCCGCTGAGGGCGGCGGCCTGCTCCGCCCCGGAGAGAAGCGTCTGTTGCACGCGGCCCTCGTCGAGCAGCGTTTCGAGCCGGGACTGTGTGGCCGTGTCGGGGACGGTGATGCGGGGCATGTCCGCGAACAACAGGTCGGCGCTCGTGCTCGCGATGTCTCCGGGCAGGGGGACGTGTAGCCGGTGGTCGCGGCGGCCCGCCTCGGGCCGCTTCCGTCCCCACAGGCGGCGGCGCGGTGTGCGCTGCTGCTCGCCGTGCACGTCGTCGAGCCGCCGACGGTCGCCGGAGTACCAGGCGTCATCCACGCGCATCTGCGCGTAGTGCGGCGCCCATGCCGGGGGCGGCCAGGCGGAGCCCGGGTCAGGCAGTGCCATCGGGGCTCACCTCCTGGTCGTCGGCGGAGCGGTAGGCGGCGGCGACCTGGTCGAGGACGTCGGCGATCTGCTGGCCGGTGGGCTGCGCGGGGTCGAGGTCGAGGATGGCGGCCTCCTATGCGGCGAGGGTGAGCAGGTGGCGCCACTCGTGGGCCGTGGAGTGCACGGCGTACCGCAGTGCGTCGCATGAGTGGTCGTTGATCTTGACGGGCTTGTCCTCGCCCTTCTCGGCGGCCTTCTCGTCCCACACGTAGCCCGGTAGCTCGTCGATCAGACCCGCGCATGAGCGGTGGATGCGGAGTAGTCCGGCGGCGAGCAGGGATGCCACGTTCCGGATGCCGTCCGACACGGTGTTGTCGGCCTTGGCGAGGTTCGGGAAGTCGTCTGCGTACGCCTGTGTGATGAAGGACGCGGCGGACGGGTCGACGAATGACCACTCCGGGATCACGCCTCGTGCGGTGTCCGGTGCGCCTGGCGGCCGGTAGTCGGCCAGCCACGCCCGGATCGCTGCGGAATACTGGGCATCGGTCATCTGCCGCATGGCCGTGCGGGAGTCGTGGCGCCACTCGGCGCACGCGTACAGGCGCCCGTCGACACCTTCCCCGAGCAGGATGACGGACGTGGGGTTGACGGTGCCGTAGTCCATGCCCAGCCAGTAGCGGCGCATCTCGGGCAGGGTGTCGACGACGTGCACGGCCTCGTCGTACGCCTCGTAGATGGCCCCTTCGGCCATCACCCATAGGCCCTGGATGTTGCGCGTGTAGAACAGGCCGCGGTGAGCGGCGCGTTGCCGGGCCTTGTACGACTCGGACAGCCCGGGGTTGTCGTCCATCACGAAATGCCATGTGCGCAGCCGCTGTTCGCGGGGGCGGAGCAGGTATTCCTTGCGTGCCCAGTGGTTCGGGTTGTCCGGGTTGGTCGTGGCGAAAATCTTGCTGCCCTCGACGCTGCACCGGGCGTTGAGCTGGTCGTAGAACGACTTCGGGAGGGTGGTCAGCTCATCGGCGTACGCACCCGCGCAGGTCAGACCGCGCACTTTCGGTTCGGCCTGGGCGTCGTTGGCTCCGAGCGCATGCACGGTGCGCCCCAGCACTGACGCGGTGGGCGCACCGTTGGTGTAGGTGATGTCCCGGGCGAGGGAGCCGAAGATCGTCGGATCGGTCAACGGTCCGAACACGTTGCGGGCGAGGGAATCGCGGGTGCGTCCGACCATGACCAACTCGCCGCCCGCCGGCCGGTGGGCCACGAAGTCCAGCCAGCACAGCAGGGACGCGATCGTCTTCCCGCTGCGCACGGACCCTTCCCACACGTTCTGGAAAGCGCGGGCCTCCATGATCGAATCGATCTGTTTCGGGGAGAGGGCGAGTCGGCTACTCGTCATCGGCCTGCGCCTGGTCGTCGGGCTCGGGTGGGGCGTGGCCGTGGCGGGTGGCGTAGTCCCGGGCCAGTCCGGCCATGAGGTCGCCGATCACGCTGCGGGACTCGGCGGCGCCGTCGTCGCGCGGGGGTACCAGCTTCAGCGACCGGTCGAGCGCGGTCGCGATGGTCGACATGATGGCGCGGCGGTCGGCGGGCGTCGGCTCGTCGGCGAGCTTTTCCGCGTAGGTGTGGCTGCTGCCGCCCCACTCCCAGTACAGGGTGGGGGTGGTCATCTTGTCGGCTTCGCGTTCGGCGATGTCCTGTAGGCGGTCGGCGAACGCTGTGCGGCGGGCGGCGAGGTCGGCTTTGCGGACGGCGGTGGCGGTGGCGACCTCGGCGGCGCGGTCGAACGTGAGCCCTTGCTCGCGTGCGATGTTCGACACGGTCGACGGGGAGCGGCCAAGGGTTTTCGCGATGGCGTTGCGGGTCTTACCCGCGGCGTGCAGCTCGCGCACTCGGCGGCGGTCGGCGGCCGTGACGGGGCGGGCCATCGGCTCACCCCCTCGGCGGTGCGACTGGCGGGCGGGGGCATGTGAAACGCCCCGGCGCGGTGGGCGGCGGGGCGTTTGCGGGCACGCTGAAGACGGCCCCAACTCTAGGTCACGATCGGATAACGGCGCAAGCGTGCTCGCGCGCGCGGCTGCACGCGCGTCCGGACGCGCACCGGCCGTCGGTAGGCTGAGCCCAGCCGCGCGCGGGGGTTGCTTCCGTCCGTGGCGAGTCGGGCCCGCATGCGCTGTGAGGGCATGTGCGGGCCCGCGCCTGTGTCTACGGCCGGTCGTCGGTGCGGCGGGTGCTGAGGCGGTACTCGCCCACGGGCGGGACGAGGGCGGCGGCGCGCAGGTCTGCGAGGGCCTGCTCGGCGGCCGGTCGGGTGGGTTCGTCGTCCGGCATGTCGGCGACAAGCCGCGCGACCTCGGCGAGCGCCTGGGTGAACTCGGCGAGCGGGCCGTGCGAGCTGGGTACCGCGGCCCGCGCGGCGTCGGCGGCGGCCTCCACGCGCCGCGCCCGCTCCTCGCGCAGCGCCCCGTAGACGCGTGACTCCGTGAGGCCGACCTCGCCCGCGATCTGCGCCACGCTCTTCCCGTGGTCGGCCTCGGCGAGGACGACGCGCGGTGTGACGGCCTGCGCGGTCTCACCGGCAATGCGCAGTGCCCGGATGTCGTCGAGGGTCAGCTCGTCGGCGAGCTTGTCGAGGTGGGCGGCGCGGGCGTCGGGGTCGCCCCGGTGCTGCTCCCACTGCGTGCTGATGGTGTACACCCACTCCAACGGGTCGCTATCGGTCGGGTTCGGGTCACCCGCGAGGGCGCGGGCGGCGATGGTCTCCCGCTCGTGCTGGAGGACGAGGTCGAGCATCTGGTCGCGCAGTGTCTCGGCGGAGGGTGTGCGGCGGGTGTAGTGGGCGACGCGCGGCCCCTCGTCGGGGCCGGTCGGCTGGTCGGTGGTCACGGTGGTACTCCTGTCTTCGTGGGGCGGGCCCGCCCTCGGGGTGAGGGCGGGCCGGTCGGCTGGTGGTCAGCCGCAGGACGCGCATTCGCCGTCGCGGTCGAGGGTGAGTCCGCAGCAGTAGCACCGGGTCGCGCTGCGGGCGTCGATCTCGCGGCGGATCTCGTGCAGTGCGCGGATTACGGCCTTTGCGGCCTGGGGTGTCAGTGCCCCGACCTCGGTGGTCGCCTCACCTATGGTGAGTGCGTGCTCTAGGTCGGCGCGCTGTGACTTGTCGATGAGTCCGGCGCGCGTCATCGCCTCGGCGATGTACGACGGGGACAGCCCTGCGCGGCGGGCGCGGTATGCGGGCCATGCGGCGACGTATGCGGGGCCTTTGCTGGCCATCGTGCCGGGGTCGGGGTCGGGCTCGTCGAGGGCCTTGCCGCCGGTCGGCTGGTCGGTGGGCATGCGGTGAGGCTTTTGCTGGTCGGCGCGGGTGTCGGTCCCGGGTGTGGTCGTGTGGTGGTCCGGTGCGGTGGCGCTGCGGATGAGGTCGAGGGCGGCGAGGTCCGGCCTCCGGCTGGCGGGGCCCGGCTCGTCAGTCGGGGTGAGGCCGTCAGCGAACAAGGCTCCCTGCTCGATGCCCTGCTCGACGGTGAACAGGGTGTCGCCGTGCTGCTCGCCGATCCACTGGCCGCGCCATGTGCCGTCGGCGGCCTCGGCCTCGGTGACCAGGGCGGCGGCGGACAGGGCTTCGGTGTCCTCGACCTGCTCGACGGTCTCGGCGATGTCCTGGTCAAGGCGGGCCCCGATCTGGTCGTCCCAGCGGTTCAGTAGGGCCATGACGTCGGAGAGGTACAGGGCGGGGCGCATCCCCCAAGCGGGGAACATCACGTGCACCTCACGTTCGCCGTGGCGGATGTGGGCGGCGACGGCGGCGCGGATGCGGGCGACGGCGTCGGCGGTGGTGTGTCCGCTGTAGGCGACGGCGTGCAGGTCGTCGCGGGCGAGGGTCGCCTCGGGGCTGCCCTCGACGACGCGGACGCGGACGGCGCCTGCCTGGGGCAACTCGCGGACGACCTGACGGACGGCGGCGACGGCGAGTTCGTAGGCGTTCGCTCCGCGGGAGTCGGCGAGGTGCTGTCGGCGCTCGGTGCGCTCCTCGGCGGCCTTGGTGTCGGCCTGCTCGACGGTCTCGGCGAGGGTGGCCGTGGCGGCGGCGGTCGGCGAGGCGGCGGCGAGGGCGCGGGCGTATGCGCGCTTCTCGGCGGCCTTGATGCACGGGGCGCACAGGTTGTGGCGCTTGTCGAGGCCGTCGGTGTATTCGGTGACCTCGCGCCCGCACAGGGTGTCGTCGTTGTTCGAGTAGTGCACGCGGCGGCCGGTGCCGACCAGGCAGTACCGGACGCTGGCGCGCACGGCGAGGCTCGGGCCGTCGAGGTTGTGGTCGGCGGCGACCTGCTCGGCCTCGACGCGGTCGCGCTGCTCGGCCTTGGCGCATGGGGCGCAGATGCGGTTTCGGATGCCGGTGTTGGGCTCGTGCATCAGCTCGCGCCCGCAATGGCTGGTGTGTGTGCCGGGGCGGGGGTAGTGGCCGGTGAGTCCGTAGCCGTGTGCGTAGGTGTCCATGGGGGTTGCTCCCGTGGGGTGTGGTGGTGCCGGGTGAGGTCCGGCGGGAGTTCGACTGTATCGGCTTCTGGAGCGACTTCACAAGTGGGTTCACAAGTGATTCCAGTACGAAGTGTGGAAAGGGGCACCGAGGTTGTTCGGTGCCCCTGCGGCTTGTTGGTCCCCGCTACGCTCCCACTGCGCTCCGGCGGGCGTCGAGGGCCGACCACAGCCCCACCAGTCCGGCCCCCCGCCACATCCGGCGGTCGCGGTCGTCGGCCTCGGCCGGTGCTCCGCACCCGGGGCCTGTCCCGCACACAACGACCGGCTCGCCGCCCGCCCGGGTCCGGCCCGTGAGTGTGCCGCCGCACCACGGGCACGGGTCGGCGAGGGCCACAGTGCGGCCGTCCCGTCCGAGCGCGCGCTCGACCTGCCGGCGGGCGCGGCCCGCGACGGCGGCGAGGTCGTCGAGGTACCGGGCGGACAGCGGCGCGAACGGAGCGCCGCCGGTCGGCTGCTCGCCGAGGGCGCGGCCCTCCAGCCACACGGCGGCCCAGTGCAGCCCGTACGCGCGGGACCCGGCGGATACGACGGACAGCCGGTCGACGGAGGGCCGGGCCGTCGTCCGGCGCGGGTAGCGGCGGCCGTACTTGGCCTGGGCGGCGCGGTCGGCGGTGGTGCGGGTGTCGGGGCCGGTGGTGAGGATGCCGCGTGCGGGCCGGTCAAGCAGCACGTCGCGCGCGTTGGGGAGGTGCCACCGGTGGGGGTCGGTGCGGTCGGTGCCGGGGGCCTGGACTGCGGCGGCGACACGGTCGGCGAGGTCGAACAGGTCGCCCTCGACGGCGAGGGCGGCGTCGAGCGCATCAACGTTCAGGGGGGCGGGGTGCTCACGGATGGTCAGCGGTACCCGGCCGGGGGCGGGGGCGTCGTCGTGCTGCTCGTCGTCGGCCCGGTCGAGGAACGCGCGGGTCTCGCGGGGCGGCCACACGGTGACGGGCGGCTGTCCGATCGCGGCGAGCAGGTCGCCCCACTGCTCGCGTACGGCGGTGAGGTCGGCGGCGGCGCGGTGGGCGGCCGGGGGCACGGTGGTGGTCACTGGGTCACTCCGGCGGCGGCGAGGGCGCAGATGGTCGGGCACGGCCAGGGGATGCCGTCCTCGTCGGGTGTGCCACAGGTGGTGCACACGGGGTCTATCTCGCCGTAGCTGCCGGACGCGCGGTACCCGAGTCCGGCGGTGGGCCGGTGGAGCGCGCGTATGGCGGCGACGGCGTCACGGTACTGGTCGAGGGTGGCCGGTGTCGGGCTGGTCATGGGTGGCTGCTCCTGGTGGTGCGGGGTGCCGCCCCGGCGGTGTGTCCGGGGCGGCGGCCGGGGTTACGGGCGGACGAGGGGTTTCGCCCCAGGGCGGCCGGTGACGGCGGCGGTGATGTGGTCGGCGTGGTCTGCGGCGAGGCCGTAGGGGCTGGCCCATGTGCGCATGTCGGCGGCGAGGCGCAGCACGCGGGCCATGGCGTCGGCGAGGTCGGCGGACTGGCTGACGAGGGTGGTGGAGTGGGCGGTCTGGTGTGCGGCGCGGGCGCGGGCGGACTGCCATGCGGCGCGGTAGCGGTCGGCCTGGCGGCGGCGGGTGGCGAGCAGGGCGTCGGCCTTGCTCGTCCATCTGACGTGAATGTCGGTGGCGTGTATGAGGCACTGGTCAGCGGCGGCGAGGGCGGTCTCGGCGTCGCGGGCGCGCTTCTCGGCGGTCTCGGCGCGCTGCTCGGCCTCGACGATGGCGGTCTCGGCGGCGAGGGTGCGCTGCTGGGCGCGTACGGCGGCGGCCTGGTGGCCGGCGGATGCGGTGCGGTAGCGGTCCGTCTCGGTTATCTCGGCGGTGACGTGGTCGCGGAGGGCGGTGGCCTCGGCGGCGGTGAGGGTGACGCCGTGGCTGGCCCGGTCGAGGAGTACGTGCAGGGATTCGCGGCGGGTGGTGCGGGCGTGGTCGCGGTCGCGGCGCTGGGCGCGGGTCGGGCGGGTGCGGCGGGTGGGGCGGCTCATCGGCTGGTCCTCAGCTCAGGTCGGGGACGACAAGCCACCCGGGGGCGGCTAGGGCGGTGTATCCGAGCGCGTCGGCGGCGGCGGCGATCTGACGGGTCCAGTCGGCTATCTGCTCGGGCGGGTAGGCGTCGGGCGTGACGTGCTCGTAGGCGCCGAGCGATACCTCGGTGGAGTGGGTGACCAGAAACAGCCGGTCGCGGTCGTAGTCGCCCGCGGTCAGGTGTCCTACGGCCGGGCAGATGTCCCAAACGCGGGCGAGGACGGTGTCGATGCGGTCAGCCTCGTCCCACGCGTGCGAGGTGGGGATGTGGGTTCCGTAGGCGAAGTAGGTGGAGTGGTGGAATCCCATGGTTCAGCGCTCCGCGGCGGCTATGGCGATGGCGGTGATGGTGTGGGCGGCGGCCGTGATGATGAGGCAGGCGGCGAGGAACGAGGGGTTGGCTCCGAGTACGGCGGCGGTGGCGAACAGGGCGGCCTCGGCGGCGAAGAGGTGCAGTGTGGTGGTCATCGTGCTGGTCATCGGGGGTGCTCCTGGGTGAGGGCGTGGCAGGTGGGGCAGTGGCCGGGGCAGTGGCCTTCGCCGCGGGCGAGTCGGGCGAGCATGCGGTCGGTGCGGCGGCGGGCCGCCCATGTGCGGTAGGCGGCCCGTACGCGGGCGAGGACGGTCACGACTGGGCGCGGTCGTCGAGTCGGTCGGCGTGGGCGTCGAGCCGCTTGCGGATGCTGCTCATGCCGGTGAGCAGGGCGCGGGTGCTGCGGGTGACGCCGTGCTCGTCGCGGTACTCGTCGGTGGTCTGCCGGGCGAGGTCGGCAAGTTCGCGGGTGTGGGCGGCGAGCAGCACGTAGGCGGCGGCGAGGGCTTGGGCGGGGGTGCGCGGGGTGTCGTCGAGCAGCACGTCGCGGACCGTGGCGAGGGCGGGGGACTGCTCGCACGCGTTGAAGGCCAGGGCTTCGCGGACCTCGCCCGTGGTGGTCTCGGCGGCGGTGCGCTGCGCGGGGGTGGTCATGGCGGCGAGGGTGGCGGCGGTCTGCTCGGGGTCGGTGACCGTGATTTTGTCGGCGGCGCGGTCGAGCAGGTCGGCGGCGCGGTGCATGCCGGGCCCGGTCTCGTAGTCGTACGTGGGGTTGCCGTGGCTGCCTGCGTTGGCGCGGAGGGCGGCGGCGAAGGTCCGTGCGTGCAGGGCGGTCCCGGCTGGGGGCGGTGTCGTGGTGGTGGCTTCGAGGGCGGCGAGTCGGGTGCGGAGCCGGGCGGCGTCGGCGAGGGCGTCGTCGCGCGCGATCGCGGTCTCGGCGTACAGGCGGACGGCGTGATCGGTGCGGGCCTCCCATCCCGCGTCGGACGGGGCGTCCTCGGCCGTCTGGGCGGCACGCTGCGCCTGTCCGGCGGCGGCCATCACGGCGGCCCGGACTTCGGGCAGGCGGGCAGCGAGCACAACGACCCGCACGGTCGTGGGCGGCCCGTCGGTGAGCTCACGATCGACACAGGTCACCGTGAGGGTGGTCGACAGAGTGCCCGGTATGACGGTGAGGTGGTCGCCTGTGTAGTCGGTGAGCGGGTCGTGCCGGTCGGGGGCGGCGATCTGGTCGAGGGAGTCGGCGAGGGTGCGGGTCTGCTCGGGGGTGAGCAGCACGTCGGTGATGTCGCCCCCGGGTGTGGGGTCTTCGGCTTCGATCTGTATGAGCGGCTGGCCGGTGTAGTCCTGGCCGCGGATGGTCAGCCGGTGGCCCTGGGCATCGGTGTACGTGTACAGGTCGGGCGCGGGGGCCCGGTCCGACGGGTCGAGCTGGGCGGCGATCTGCCGCAGCACGACCGCGGCGACCGGGTGCGGCAGGTTGCACGCGATTTCGGCCGGGCCGTCGTTCGGCACGGTGACGATCAGGCGGTGAGTGTCGAGGGAGGCGACGGCTACGGCGTCGGGGATGCGGGACATGGGTGCTCCTGTCTCGGGGTGCTGCTCGCGCGCGCGGGCCGGACCGCGACCGGACGGGCGCCGGTCGTGGTGGCGGGTCAGAAGGGGGGTTCGTCGCTGTATCCCTGCTGCTGCTGTGTGGCCCAGGGGTCGTGTGCGGGCTGTTGGGGTGTGTGGCCGTGCTGGGGGCGCTGCTGGCCGTTCTGGGCGCCGCTGGTGGCCTTGGTGACGGTGGCGGTGGCGCGGAGGAGCGAGGGGGCGACCTCGTCGGCCTGGATCTCGTAACTGCTGCGCTTGCTGCCGTCGTTGGCCTCGTACTGGCGCTGGGTGAGGCGCCCGACGATGATCACGCGCATGCCGCGCTGTACGGACTCGGCGACGTGCTCGGCCTGCTGGCGCCACACGGCCACGCCGAGGAACAGGGGCTCGCCGTCCTCGAATTCGTTCGTCTGTCGGTTGAACTTCCGCGGGGTCGAGGCCACGCGGAAGTTGCAGACGGCGGCGCCGGACGGGGTGAACCTGAGTTCGGGGTCGGCAACGACGTTGCCGGTCATGGTGATGGTGGTCTCGCCGGACATCAGGCGGGGGTCCTCTCGATGGTGCGGGTGGTGGTGTGCTGCGTGCGGGCGGCGGCGTAGCGGGTACGGCCCTGCTCGCGCTTGCATGCACGGCACTTGCGGGTGCCGTTCCGGGCGATGTATGTGTTCGCCACGTCGTACGGGTGGCCGGCGGGGCAGTGGGTGACCTGGGCGCGGCGGGCGACGTGGTTCGTGCTGGCGAGGATGTTGTCGCGGTGGGTGACGGCCCGGAGGTGGGTGGGGTTCACACAGGCGCGGCGGCGGCACAGGTGGTCGATGTCGAGGCCGTCGGGTATCGGGCCGTGGGTGGCCTCGTAGGCGTAGCGGTGGGCCTTGACGGTGCGGACGTGCCAGAACGATCCGTATCCGCCGTGGGTGCGGGCGCCGGTCCACAGGTGGCACGGGCCGGGGGCGCCGTGGCGGAGAGACCAGGGGCCGACGGTCACCTTGGCGGCGAAGCGGGCGGCGGGGGTGAGGGTGGGCCGGGCCATGGGACGTACCTCCTGCGGGATGTATAGAACCACGCGTGAGCGGCTGTAAATCACTCACGCGTGGAATTTAGCACGGAGGGGGCGCCCTTGGCGTATTCAGATGGCACCTGCTGATGAGTGCTACATCGGGGTCGGCTGGTCCGACCTGGGCGAGGGTGTGGGGTCGGTGCGGGTGATGGTCCAGCCCTGGGCGGTCAGTTCGTCGACGATCTGCTCGGCGATGTCGTCGGGGTGTCGTAGGTCGTGGCCGTGGGCGGTCTGGACTGCGGCGCGTACGACGGCGAGGGCGGCGGCCGGGGTCACCGTTGGGTGCCGGTGATGTGGCGGGCGGTGCGGGTGCCGGACTGGGCGCGGGGGATGGGCGGGCGGACCATGAGGCGGGCGAGGGCGGCCCGTTCGTGGTCGCGCTGGGCGGCGTCGGCGATGCGCTGCTCGGCGGCGAGGGCGGCGGCCCGCGCGGCGTCGGCGGCCTCTCGCTCGGCGGTCTCGCGGGCGGTCTGCTCGGCCGGGCCGTCGACCTCGGCGAGGGTGCGCCACGTGTCCCATCCGGTGCGCTCCAGCACGATGACGTACGCGCCTGAGTCGGCCCACTGCCGGGCCACACGCTCAACGGCGCGCCGGTCGGGCGACTGAAAGCGACCGGGCCGGTCGGGGCGGTCGTTCCAACTGCCGTCGGCGCGGTAAGCGCGGTCGTTCCGTGTGCGGTCGCCGCTGTTCGGGCGGCGGCGGTGGGTGCGGGCCTGCTTGGGGGTGGGGCGGCTCATGCTGTGTGCTCCTGGGCGTGGTGGCGGGCGGTGGCAAGGTCGGTGCGGGACGGGTGCGGTTTCCGGCGCGGTGCGCGGTGGGAGTTGCGGCACGGGTCGCCGCGGTCGGCGAGGCAGTGCTCCCAGGGGCATGGCACGTCGAGCGGGTCAGGGAGTCCGGCGGTGGCCAAGCGCTCCCGCTCGGCGCGGCGGGGCCGTTGCGCGGCGAGGACTTGGCGGACCGTGCGGGGCATGTACGTGCCGAGGGTGGCGAGTCGGCGCTCGACCTCGGCGGCGGCCGGACCCGTGGACAGTGCGCGCTGAGTCACGGGCGCTTGTCGACCGGTGGCGATGGCGTGGCGTTCGGCCCGCATGGCGGCGAGGTAGGCGTCGCCGGTCTCGGCGTCGGGGTCGACCTCCGGATGCGCCGTGGGTTCGAACGTCCCCGTGTGGCGGCCTATCAGGTCGGCCTTGTGGGTGTGCCATGGGCGGGATATGTCAGACGGCTGGATGCGGTACGGGTGGCGGGCGATGTAGTCACGGGCGGTGCGGGATGCGTCCCATCCCTGCGCCTGGGCGGGGACATCGCTCAGGAGGTCGCACCACTGGGTGAGCCGTTCGGCGGCGGTGGTCTCGTCGTCGAGGGCGAGCCGGGGGTCGAGCCTGACGACGTAGGCGATCAGGGCGGCAACTTCGCGGGGGGTCACTGCTGGGCCTCCATGGCGGCGAGGGCCTGGGCGAGGTAGTCGGCGGACCGTGCGACGCGTCCGGGTCCGGGGCGGTCGGGGAACGGCAGGACGTTGCCGGGGGCCGTGGCGGGGGCTGTGCCGGGCTGTGGGGCGGGCGGGAGGGCCTGCCAAGTGCGCAGGAAGTACCGGGCGTGGGAGACGCCTCCACGGGCTCTGAGGGCGGCCTGTACGGCGGCGGTGGCGAGCATGTCGGCCCCGCTGCGTTTGATCAGGGCATGGACGATCAGCCACTCCGCCGGAGTGAGGGTCCATGCGGGGTAGACCTCGGCGGCGCTGATCCGGTCGACGACGGGGCGGGCGAAGTCCGGGACGACTGCCACCCGCGCGGGCGCGTCCCTCACTCCCTCATTCATTCGGTTGTTTGTTTTAAAGGAGGCCCGCGCGCGCGTAACACACTCGTCGGGGTGGCCCTCGCCGGGCGTTTGTGGTCCGGAATCCGGACCGCGAGATTCGCCGTTTGTGGTCCGTGATCCGGACCGCAAACCGCTTGTGGTCCGGATTCCGGACCGCGAGATGTCGGCGGTGTCGTCTCGCGGTCCGTGATCCGGACCGCGAGACGTGTTTTGCGGTCCGGAATCCGGACCGCGAGGGGTGCTTTGTGGTCCGGAATCCGGACCGCGAGATGTGGTGTACCCGACGGCTCCTGGCAGTCGGTACAGAGCGGGGCGGCGGCCCCTGGCGGGCTCCGCGATCTCCAGATCCCCGGCCGCGACGGCGTCGGCGAGGGCCTTGACGGCAACACCCTTGCCGACCCCACCGAGTCGCTGCATTGTCTCGGTGAGGCCAAGGTGGGCCGTCGCGTCGGGGCTGGTGGCCTTGCTCGCCACAGCGAGGACGGCCAACCGTGCGTTCCCGCGCGACGTGGCGCGGGTCCACACCCAGTCCATGGCGTCGTCGGTCACGTGGGGGTGTGCTCCTTCGTGTGGTCGCCCGGGGCGTGGGGCCGGTCGGCTCGTCCACGCCTCGGGGCGCTCATGCGGTGGCGTACGGGCGGGTGCGGGACGGCTGCGGCTCGGCGGTCATACGGGGAGTCCCCACCGCTCGGCGAGTCCGGCGCGCCGCAGCAGGAACCGCACGGCGGCGGCGGCCTGCGGCGGGACCACTCCGTTACCGAGCGCGCGTAGCTGCGCGGAGCGGGGCAGGCCGGGGACGGCCGTGACGTGGCCTGCGGGCAGGCCCATCATCCATTCGACGAATCCGGGGCTGAGACGTCCGTGATCGTCAGTTGGCCTGGGTGCTGGGGTGCCTGTGACCGCCTCCCACCGCGCGACCGCGGGGGCGTAGATCCCCCAATCGCATACGGGGTCAGCTCCGGGCGGAGTTGGACGGCCAGCCCCAGGGGCAGGCTCGTGTCCGCCCGTTTCCCGTTCTTGCGGGTCTTCGCCCGGCGGGACAGCCACGCGTCGGCGGCGCCCTCGCCCTCCTCGTGATGTGACGCCCGGGGTGTCGGCAACAGGGGTGTGGCCCCGATCTTGTTCGCCGTGTTCGCCAGACTCGGCCGGCTGCCCTGTAGTTGGTTCGGACTCCCCTTGGTGCCGTCGCCCGCCCTCGGCGTGGGGAACAGTGCGGCGGCGTCCGTCAGGGTTTCCCCGTACCCCTGGCCGTACGGCGTTCCGTCTAGGCGGCGATTCCGGGTGCCCCGGGAGTCCGCCGTCACCGGTGTCGGTAGCAGGTGCTCGACCTCGTCGGCGAGTGTCGGGCCGTGCCCGCCCCGCTTCCGCTTCTCCGGGTGCTGGCTCCCGCCGTTCACGCCCAGGTTTGAGGTCGGCGTTTTGAGAAGCTGTACGACGGCCGGTAGCCCGTCCTCGAACCCCTTCCCCTTGCTGTCCCTCGCCCTGGGCGTCGGCAAGGTCGCGATCCGGGCCCGCAGCGTGTCGTTGCGGTTCCCGTCCGGGGCTCCCGGTCCGGACGCCTCGCTCGTCGTCGGTGTCGGCAGTAGGCCAGGCGAGGATGAAGACCCGCTCACGCTGGTGCGGGGCCCCGATTTCGGATGCCCGCTGCACCTGCCATTCCGCATCGAACCGGAGGGCGGCCAGGTCTCCGAGAACGGCACCGACAGCTCGAAGAGCGCCGGGGCCGTCGCCTTGGTCCAAAGGCGTGCCGTCGGGTCCCATACCGCGATCGGCGCGGGCGGAGAGAAGTCCACGGACATTTTCGATCACCACCAGTCGGGGGCGGAGTACGGATATGGCGCGGGCGACGTGCGCCCACAACCCGGACCGGGTGCCCTCGGCGATGCCCGCGCGCAGACCGGCGAGGGACACGTCCTGACAGGGGAATCCGGCGGTGAGGATGTCGACCGGCTCGACGGATGACCAGTCCACGGTGGTGATGTCGCCGTGGTTGGGCACGTCGGGCCAGTGGTGCGTGAGGATGCGCGCGGCGTACTGGTGCCGGTCGTCGGGGTCGTACTGGCAGTGCCAGGCGACGGATGCGCCCAGCTCGGCGGCGACCGCCATATCCAGTCCGCCGTATCCGCTGCACAGCGACCCGATGCGGGGCCCGTGCGGGACGGGCACGGCGAGCTGTCCCGGCACGGCGGGCGGCGGGGGCGCGTCCAGTGCCCGGCGGGCCCGGTCAAGGGCGGCCGTCATGCGGCGCCCTCCGTCTCTGCGGCGGGGCCGCCGGGCGCGAGGACGGGCAGGACGACCGGGGCGAGGACACCAGACCGCCACGCCTCCGCCACCAGGGCGCGGCCGTCCTGCGGCGAGGACTTCGACTTGCGCGTGTAGGTGAGGCGGTGGCTGGAGGACCGGGACGGCTTGATGGCGACCCCGGGCACGTCGTGTACCTCGCCCGTGGTCTCGTCGACGATCCGGGCGGCTCCGGCGGCCGTCATCTGCGCGAGGATCTGCGCGGCGAACGCGGGCTGCACGCTCGTGGTGATCTCCACCGGCCGCACTCGCACGACGTGCTCGGACGGGTAGGTGTCGCGCACCCACGCCGTGAACGCGTCGATGTCGACAACGGCGGCGGCGGACTCGCCCCCGGTCCGGGATATCGAGCCGACCCGTGTGCCGTCCGGGAGCAGGGCGTCGACCTTGGTCGTGCCGGTGGCCTTGTGCTGCTGGTCGAGCATGGCTTGTACGTCGGTCCGGGCGGCGGCGTATGCCGCCTTGACCTCGTCGAGGAGCGCGCCGAGGGCGGCCTCGCGGGCGACGGCGTCGCGCACGTGGTGCGGGTCCAGCGTGGTCACTGGGTCACCGCCGCTTCGATCTGCTCGGCCATCGCGGTCAGCAGGTGGGCGGGCGCCTGCCCGATGGGCAGGCCGTGCGCCCGCTCGAACTGGGCGTCGAGGGTCTGCATTCCGGCGCGGCTGGCGGCGATCCTGAGACGCTGCTCGGCGGCGTCGGCGTGCTCGGCGGCCTGCACCTCGGGTGCCGCTGCGATGGCGTCGGTGACGGAGTGCGGGGTGCGCCCGGCGGCCTCCTCCATGCGGGACGGCGGTGCGGGTGGCCGGGGCTTCGGCGTCGCCTGGCTGGCCTTCTGCTGTGCGATCGCGTCGAGCCGGGCGAGGTAGTCGTCGGGGGCCCCAGCCGTTACCGCGTCGGAGCGCACCCGCGCGAACGCGGCGGGGTCCGGGGCGGCTTTCGCCTCGGCGAGATAGTCACGGCGCGGCGGCCCCTCCGTCCGCTGCGGGGGCGGCGGCGCGGCCTGCTGCTCCCACGGGCCCGGCTCGGCGCGGTTGCTGCGGCGCGGCGGCTGTCCGCCCTGCTGACGCTGCCCCTGCCCCCGCTGCCCACGGCGGTCCTGCCCCCGCTGCTGACGCTGCTGCTGCTCGGCGCGGTGCTCCGGCGACGGCTCCGGGTGGTGCCGGTCGCCGTCGTCGATGCTCCGGCCGTCCACGGGCAGCATGAACAGGGTGAACAACAGGTACTTAAGGGCAGCCGACTGGGCCTTGTTGGTGCTCTTGTCTGCGTAGTCGAACGCCTCGCCGGGAACATCGGCGATCAGGCAGTCGCCTGCGGGTCCGTAGACGCGATACCGCATCGTGATCTTGGTGCGGGTCATCTTGCCGTCACGGATCTGCGTGTGCTCAGCGATCGTCGGCAGGATGAATACTCCGTGCGTGCGCATGGGGCCGGCCATGGCTGACATCACGTCGTCGATGCCGCGGAACTGGTAGTTCTGCTGCTCGTTGCGCTGGTCCTTGCCGACAGGCATGGCGTCACGCATCACGCTGGTGATGGCGGCGAACACTCGGGGGGCGTCGGCCGGGGCGCCTTGGGGGGCAGGCACGTACACCACATCGGGCGCTGGGGCGGGCGCGAGGACGGCGGCCGGGGCCCGCTGTTCCGGTTGGGCGGTGGGCAGGGTGGTGACGGTCACGGGCATTCCTCTGCGGCGTGGTGGCGGATGTGGGCGGCGAGTCGGGTGATGCGCCCGGAGAGGGTGATCGCGTCGTCGGCGGTGAGCACGGTGTCGAGGTCAGCGTCGAGCAGGGCGTCACGGGTGCCGTCGGCCTCGGCGGCGCGCATCTCCCGGATGTGGTCCGGGGTGTCCTCGTGGCAGATCGCCATGTCGAGACACAGCACCGCCCCGGCGTGCGCGGCGAGCAGGTGACCGACGGTCTCGGGGTCCTCGGCGTACGCGAGGGCGAGGGCATCGAGGGCGAGGGCCACGGCCCGGCCGTGCGGGATACGCACGGCCGTGCCGTCGATGGTGAGCTGAACGGGCGGGATCACGCGTGCAGCTCCTCGGGCATCTCCGGGGAGTCGTCACGCAGTACGCCGGTGCTCGCGTCGTAGCGCTGCGGGCGGCTCCAGTCGGCGTGCGGGAGCATGCGGCGGAGCCAGCCGCGGGCGGCGCGGTGCTGCTCCTGGTCGGCGCCGACCGGCTGTCCGTCGGCGGTGAGCAGGTACACCCACGTTGCGCGGCGCGGTGTGCCGCCCGCGTCGGTCTGGATGGGGACGGTGCGGACGGTCACGGTGCCGGGCGCGATCGCGTCGAGCTGACGGGCGATGACACCGGTGCGGATGCGGTCGCGGTCGGCCCGGTGGGCGCCCTGGATGCCCTGTGCGGCCCGGGGTATCGGTCGGGGTCGGCGGAAGGCGAGGGTAGTCTCGTTGACGTTCATGGTCGGCCTTTCGGGGTCGGTCTGAGGGGCCGTCCGGGTGCATCCGGACGGCCTCTCGTCTTTAGGCGGCGGTGCGGTGGCTGACCCGACGCTCGGCGCGGTCCGCGCGGATACGGGCGAGCAGCACGTCGCGGGGCGGGCCGCCGGGCTGGTAGCAGACGCGGGCGGCGGCGTCGGCGGTCATGTGGTCCATGGCGTCCATGCCATGCCGCCAGATGCGGGCTGCGGCTCGCATGGCCTCGGCGCGGGTGGTCATGCGTCTGCGGGGAAGAGGGCGGCCGGTGTGACGCCGTAGGCGCGCTCGATCAGGGCGAGGGCGGGTCCGGCGGGGACGCTGCGACCGCTGGTCCAGCGGATGACGCTGGGGTAGGGGGCGCCGATCCGCCGGGCGATGGCGGCGGCGCTGTGGTCGCCGTGAGCGGCGGCGGCGGTGCGAAGGGGAGTCACAGTGAAGGACATGGGAACCTCGGTTCAGTCACTCATGAGCGGTTATCGCTCATGAGTGAAACTTACCATGCTTCACTCACGCGTGACTCAAGCTGGGTATAGATCGGTGCCCGGCGCTACCGGTCGTGGTCAATCGGTGGCGAATCGCACATGTGAGCGATACTGTTCCCCTCTTACCGCCTCTGGCGACCACAAGGGGGCTCACGTATGCGTAAAATCCACGCACCCAACACCATGAATCTCTCACGCGCGATAGATTGCGCGTATGACCACCGACCCGCACCCCCCGCCCGCCCTAGATGCCCCGTTCATCACCTGGCTGAGATGGGCCCTCGCACACCGCGGGTACGACCCTGATGCCCGCGGCGTACAGAAGCGGATCGCCGACGCGTCCGATATCCCAGTAGCCACGGTCTCCAGGCTGCTCCGCAACCGCAGTCAGCCGGATGTCAGCACCTGCTACGCGCTGGGCCTCATGCTCGGCATGCCTGTGATGCCCATCCTGGTCCGGGCAGGTCACCTTCCGCCGGCTGTTCTGGAAACCACCGCGACGCCCCCGCCTGTCGCCACCCCCGAGGACGCGCTCGTCGTGCTGGGTGTCACGGACCCCACCGACCAGGCGGCCGTCCTCGCCATGATCACCGCCCTCACCGCCAAGGACAGACGGGACGGCATCACCTAGAAAGGCCCGCACGTGACCAGCAGAGCCGCATGTATCGGCGTCATCGTCGCCGTATCCACTCTCGCGATCGGCATCACGACGCTGATCACCGGGGTACTCACATCCACCCGCGTGGATACCCCCGTAGCCATCGGCGCCGCGGTGACCACCGTCGGCGTCCTCGGCGCCCTGGTCACGGGCTACCGCGCCGCCCGCCACTACGCCACCGACGCAGCAGACCGCGCCGCCCTCGCGCAGCTCGGTGCCGCGATCCTCGCCCACGACGCGGCCCTCGCCGCAGACCCTCCCGACGCACAGATCGCGCGCCTTGTAGACCTGGGGCGCCGCCCTACCTGAGAGACCGCCCATGATGAAACCGCCACACCCGATGAAGGGCTCACGTGACCCCCTTTGGCGTGAGCCCTTCATCGGATACATCCGAGTTTCAACCTACTATGAAGACAAAATCAGCCCACAGATCCAACGCGCGGCAATCGAGGCGTGGGCCTCTCGAAACGGAAAACGCATAATCGAATGGGTCGAAGACCTCGATGTCACCGGCCGATCCTTCAAACGTCGCATAATGGGTGCCATAAGGGCCATTGAGGATGGCAGGGCGCGCGGAATTGCTGTCTGGCGTTACTCCCGCTTCGGGCGCAGCCGCCACGGAAACGCAATCAACCTGCACCGCCTCGAACAGGCCGGGGGCAAGCTGGAGTCGGCAACCGAAGCTGTCGACACATCAACTGCATTCGGGCGTCTTCAGATGGGATTGTCATTCAAATTCGCCGAATTCGAGTCTGAGAGAATCGGCGAGCAATGGAAGGAAACGCGCGAAAATCGACTCGCCCGCGGCCTCCCCACAACTGGCGGGAAGCGCTGGGGGTACGACTGGAGCCGACGGCGCCTTGACGATGCCGGCCTCCTGCACCCGGAGACCTACACCCCTACCCAAGAACTCGACCTAGTGGTCCGCGACGTGTACGAGCGCATAGCAGACGGTGAGCCGGTGAACAGCGCTTGCCTTTGGCTGGGACGCAATGGGCATTTCGGCACTCGCGGAAAGCCATGGAGGCAAACGGGGCTAACGCGGTATCTGGACAGCGGATTTGCGGCGGGGTGGATACGCACCCACCCGGAAGACTGTGAATGTCCGCCCGGTGATCCAGACGATCCAACCCATAGAGCCGCTAAGTGCAGCAATCGAATATTTCTGCCCGGAGCGCAAGAAGTCACTGTGAAAGAAGATGTGTGGGAGGCGTACGGAAGGCGTCGAAAGGAAGTGTCGGGCGGGAAGCGCGAAAAAACCCCCGCCTACGCCCTTTCCTGGCTCGTTCCGTGTGCACGGTGCGGCGGCAATTCATCCATCTCCGGCAGTTCTACCCGGGGCGCCGGTAAAGTGCTCATCCGAAAAAACGGATATCAATTCCGATGCAGCGAGCACAAAGACTCTGACACCTGCGACGGCGTATACATCCGCCGATCCGTGGCCGAGGCGGCACTACTCGACCGGCTCACCGAATGGGCAGACGAGATCGAGGCCGAGGCCGCCGCCCTCGCCGCCGAGCAAGAGTCCGCCGACCACGTCCGCCCGCAGCACCCCGCCGTACCGCGCAGCGACACCGGCCGCACACAGGCACAGTTGCAATCTCGGCTAGCCGAGCTCGCCACCGAGCAGGATCGCCAGACCAGCCTCGTCAGTCGTGGGGTCATCCCGGAGGACTCGTACGTACGAGAGCGGGACCGCCTCACCAGGGAACAACTCGCCGTCACGAAAGAGCTTTCAGCGCTGAAGAACGCGCAGCCGGAAGTGGAGTCGTCGGACCGCGCCGCCTTGGTGCCGGTGATGCGCGGTTTGGTCAGCCGGTGGGAGATCACGCCTGTGGAGACCAGGCGCAACCTGCTGCGGGAACTGATCCACGGAGTGTGGGCCTATCCGCCGGGTGTGGGCCCGGACGGTGAAGCGTTCGCGGCCTACGCCGTACCGGTGCCGCTGTGGGAACCCAAGCCGACGCCGATCGGTCGACGGACCCCCGGAATTCCCCCCGCGAAACCTTAA